CCGGCTAATCGAGGCTGATCCTTGGTACAAAGCCGGAAGTCCGAGAGCCCAGTAATGACATGAAACCGATTGCGATGAAGTCCAAAAAACAGTACCGGTTGCCTGATTAATCATGTCGAAGCCCATATAACCCCCCGCCCCCCATACTGTACTTGAACCCCCGATGTTGATACCGCAGCTCAAAATGATGATCATTCTACCGAGTGGTCCCACCTCCACATCCGTAACGTAGGGCCCGTATGTGGCCAGGTCTACAAAGTTCGAGGTGTTGGTGGTAGATTCACTATTGTTGATTTGCTCTGACTTCACCCCGAACGCCAAACGAGACAGGGGCACGAGCACCCCGGAGGCATTACGAGCGGCCAGCCCATAGGTGCCATCGGACAACAGGCCAGACTCAACCTGGACCTCCCCGAGATTGTTCAGGATGTCCAACGACCCCTCCTGGATGGTGATGTCACCCCCACCCAACACCGTGATGTCACCACCCCCGGAAACGGTCAATCCACCGGCCCCAGAGACGCCCATACGCGCCGCAAGGATGGATTCGGCGGTGATGGTGCCAGCGGTCAACTTATCGACCGACAAACTCCCGATGTGAGCATTGTCGATCAACTGAACGGTCACCGTTGCCGAGGGCGAGGGGTTCGACGAATTGCCTGCCCGGTCCACCGCAATAACCTTCACGTGAATCTGCTCGACCGGGGTAATGGGGAACGTGCCGACCGCCGCGATACCGCCGAGAAGCATTCCCGCGTTGGCCGCCAATTCTCCAACCTGGTTCGACGCATCGGGGTAGAAATCAGCCGACCCCCCGACATGCACCGTCAACCGGACAATGTCAGGTTCCAGGTTGAACGTACCGCCGCTGTTCTTGCCCAAGGTGTGAGTCAACATGATGGCCGTCATACTCCCGGCGACAACCGGAGGTGCGGGCACGCTCGGCGCGAATAGATCTCCCACAGTGGTTACGCTAATACCGGAGAACACCCCGAAGTGCGGAGGCGTGGCAGCGTCCACCGCCCGGATCTGGATCTCATATTCAACGGCCGGTGTCAGTTCAAGAATAGTGGCAACGTTAGTTCCCCAGCCCACCGACAGATAATGCCACTCTGGGCTGGCCTCAACAGGCTCGCTCAATGGGAAGGCCCACGGGTGGCCTTGGATGTCGGCCCACTCCATGCCGTTCGTATCGGCCCACTTGATCTGATAACCGATCTGAACCGAAACCCGGTACCGCAGTTCGTAGTATGCCCCGTCAAGGATGGTTGACCCATCCGCGTTTAGAGGGATGCCCCAGGTCAATCGAATCGCTGACTTGGTGGTGTTGGTCTCGGCGGATTGGTAAGACCCAGTAGACGACGAAGTGAACGTCACCACCCCCGGTATGGTGGCATCCCCAATCGGGCGTGATCCCACCGGCTCTACGATGCCTCCACCGGTCAACGACCGAGGTAGATCGCCAACCACCACGTTGGTATCCCCGGACTCGTAAAACACGTACGGAGACAGATCGGTCCACACCCCGTCACCGTCGCGGAACGCCACAGTCCAGCCGGTCCGGATGGGCCAGGACAGTTCAACCACGCGCAACTTCACCGGGTTGATTATCTCCCCGTTCCAGGTTTCCTGGTTGGCGACGTCCTCGAATCCTCGTTCCGGGTGGTACACATAGACGTAGTCCCCGACAACCACGTTTCCCTTGATGTCGTAGATAGAGGTGGACAGAGTCACCCGGGGGGTGGATGCCTGGCCCCACTCGTTAAACAAGATCTCGGCACGTGTATCTGCATTGGTCCCGTCAGTGAACGACTCGCTCACCACGCGGGTGACCACCACATCGTTACCGTGGAGATCTTTGTACGGAACCGGTACCGGTGCCGACTCCCCCACGGTGATGGTGTCGCCCTCGCCAGCTGACAACACGACAACCCGCGTGGTGTAGTCTGCGCTGTCCTTAATCATGGATGACTGTCCCGGCATGGATCGGTACCGCAGATCAGACCCATCGGTTTGCTTGGCCACGAGGATGGCACGAGGAGTCGTCGCATAGAGATCCGTCACCAACCCGGCGTCAAGTGTGCCGTTGTTGTTGATCCTCCATTCAGCGCCGTAGGTCGAGGTGACGTAATCAATGATCTGACGAGACGTCACATACTGATGTCGACCGGTATACAGGCCCGGCAGCGAGTGAATGGTCCCAGCCGTAATTGACCCACTCGGCGGCAGCACCGCACCGATCACCACAGCGAAGGTGTCAGCGTCGAACTCCTGTGGAAACTCGAATACGTCACCGGAGTTGTTCTCGTCGCCCAACCACGACTCGAGCCCGACCCCGCTGATAACCGTCCCGTCGTTGTTGGCCGACTTGGTGCGGTACACCCCGACGTAACGAGCCGCGTTAAGGAGGGCATCGCCGTACTCCGCGACGTTCACCGACCCCGGCACAATGGCGATGTGGCCGAAGGGTTGGAGAGTAGAGAGTACGGCCTTCGGAATGTTCCCCCGCAACCGGACGTTCCAGCCTCCGACTGATTGCTTGATCTGGGTAACGCTCATCGCTTAACCGCCAATGCCTGTTCCGTGAGGGCACCGATGTACTGGTCCCGCAGATGAATCGCCGTGTTGCCGGACACGCCCGAGGTCCCGTCAATGACGTACCCGGCGTACCAGGGCAATTCGATCGAGGTCGCCTTGCTCACACCTCCCGTGGTCGATCCGGTAAAGGTGACTGGCACTCCGATCGTGAACTGGTTACCGTTCACATCGTTCGAGGTTTCGAGGATGTACCCGGTTGCCGCGTTGTTGGTCGTCGTTAGCGCCGGATCGGTCTTGACTCCGAGTGTGGCTGACGCGTCCGTCTGGATGAAGCCTTCAACGAATCCGGCACCTCGCCGAAGTGTCAGGTCAACCAAGATGCGCCCGGGTGACTTGGACTTGACCAACCGCAAGACCACGCACTCGAAATCGTTCCGGAGGATCGTCATAGCATCCCATGGCGGAGCCAGATCGGTGCCTACGGTGATGTCCAGGTCTTTGGACGACCACGCCGCACCATCCCATCCCTCTACCTGCAACATGGACCCCGAGGGATTGGGTGTGACCCGAATCAGGCCGTTGGTCAGCGTCCAGTCCGTCGTAGCCACCCGGATGCCGATGCCCGAGCGTTCTATACCCGCCACAAGGACGCGTGACCGCCCCAGCAGGTAATTTGATGCCCCGATACCCCACACCGGGGATACTCCCGCTGGGATGCCCCTGAAGACGGTTATCGTGCCCTCGGCGTCGGCCAGCACGCGCCCAATGGAACCGCTGGGGGGTGTGGTACCAGTGAAGTACCCATAAGCACCGATCGCCGGGGCGTGCCACCGTTCGCCCGTCAACGCGAAACCGTTCTGTCGAACAACCGACCCCAACCGGCTCTCGATATCCACCGCATTCTCTGAGCCTATGCGGTCTAGTCGTAGAGTCCAGTTGAAGAACCCCGCCTCGGGCCATCCGGTAATCGCTGCCCCAACGTCATGTACTTCGTAGAACCCAGTCTGCGTTGTCTTGTCCGAGAAGACCACAGGCAAGGCCTTGTCCAACATGGAGACGAGATCTTCCGACCTTGCCTGAATCTGGGCCTGGGTGAACGGTGGGCTTGACTCCATACCTTCGAGGTTCACCGACTGCTGGCCAGTTGTCGCGTTAACGGAGTAGGTGATCGTGTACGTCTCCCGGAGGGGCGTACGACCCACCTGCAAAGAGCCCCATCCCATTACTTGAATCCGTTCTGGTAGTTGGTCAGTTCTTTATCGAGTTCCGCCACCATCTTACGGGTGGCCATCGGGTCAGTGAAGTCCCAAACGCCGTTGACAGCGACGGTCCCGATGTGGGTCACACCTCCGGTGTTGTTCGTGGTGGTGGTGGACGTTGGAGCCGTGGTGGACGGGGTACCCGGCGCGAACGATGCCGATACGCCGGACACTGCGCCCATCATCGAGTCCAGCGAAGTCGCCGAGGCGCGTTCGATGCCACGAGCGAAGTCTTCGATCAGCGCAGTGCCGGAGTTGAACGTCCATCCCTTACCCGAGAACGGACCTTCCTTGGCGGGTGAGAATGGGAGCAGATTGCGAAGACTTTTCAGGAGGTTGGACAAGGTGTCCTTGGCCTTACCGACCATCGACGAGATACCGTCGATCAAACCTTGGATCATCTTCTTACCGGAGTCGAACAACATCGCGCCGAGGTTGCCCAGTCCGTCGAGGATGCGCCCGGGGATACCCTTGACGAAAGCGATCAAGGTATCGGTACCGCCGTTGGCCGCAGTCTTCAATTCGTTGAAGAACCCCTTGACCTTGTCGAGAATGACCTTGATTCCGGTAAAGATGTTGACGACAGTCTGTACCGCCGCATCGAACAAAGCGACCAGGAATTGCCATAGGGCGACAAAGAAAGCCTTGAAGTCCCCCCAGATCTTCTGGGTGACCGCCCAGATGATTCCCCACACCTTGGTGATGATGTCCCAGATTCCCTTAACCACCGTCATCACGTAAGGGCCGATGAAGCCCCAGACTGCGACGATGATTGACTTAATCAGATTGAAGACGAACGTCGTGATGGTGACCAGAGCGTTCCAAACGAACGTGACATAGTCCCACCACAGTTTGACCGCACCGATGATGTACGGGCCGATGAACCCCCACACTGCCTTGACGACCGCGACGATAACCGCGAAGATCGCCGAGATGATGGCCCATGCCGTTTGAACCGCCGAGATCCACGCAGCGAACGCAGCCTTGACGATTGGGGCAATGAGGTCCCAGATGGACAGGATCGCTTCCCACACCTTCTTGAGCGCAGGCCAAGCCGTGTTAACGAACCAGTCCACAACCGCCGCGATCGCCTTCTTGATGGCCGACCAGACCGCCATGACAACTTTACGGAAGGTCTCATTGTTCTTCCAGAGCCAGATGATGGCTGCGACGAGTAGGGCAATAACCGCGATGACCAGAATCACGATCAAGAAGGTTGCGTTCATGGCTGCGGCCAGCAACCACTGAACACCCGCCCAGATCTTGGTCATGGCTGCGGCTATCTTCGACCAAATCACCCAGGCCTTGATGATCGTGATAGCCGTGCGAAGGGCCAGGAATGCTTGTGTGATCTTGATGACCGCCGCAAGTAACAAAGACAGTGCCCCGACGATACCGACGATGGCGAGGATGGTTCCCTGGGTTCCCTTGTCCAGTTCACCGAAGGCGTTCACCCAGATGGTGATCTTGTCCACGACATCTTGAAGTACCGGGGTAAATCTAGAGCCGATGGCGATACCCAACGTCTCGACGGAACCCTTCAACTGTTCGATCGAGCCAGCCGCGTTGTCCATGCGGGTGGCAGCGACCTCGGCAGCCGTGGTCTTGTGCATCTCGGCGTTGAGGGCCGCGAATCCTTCGGCACCAGTGTTGGCGATAATGGCTGCCGCGCGAATGGCATCGGACCCGAAGATAGTTTCGAGCGCCACCTGTTTCTGCGATTCCGACAATCCCTTTGTGGCCGTGTTGAGGATGCCGGATATCTCGGCAAGCGATTTGTAGTTGCCCTGGGCGTCAATGAAGGCATTACCACTCGCCCCGACGTTCAGCCCCAATTCCTTGAACGCCTTGATTGCTGGTCCCGTGGTTGGCACCAAGTTCGATAGCATGGTCTTCAACGACGTACCGGCGTCCGAGCCCTTGATGCCCGCGTTACCCAACAGGGCGATGGCCGTTGCCACTTGATCAAAGTCTTGTCCGGCCAAGTTGGCGACAGCGCCGACCTGGCTCAACGACAGCCCGAACTCGTGGACGTCAATTGCCGACGCGTTGGCAGCCCCGGCGATGGTGTCCACGACTCCGGTAAGATCTGATGCTTTAAGGTTGAATTGGTTCAGCGCGTTGGCCGCGATCGTGGCGGCGCTTGCCAGGTCAATCTCACCGGCAGCCGCCAATGCCACCGTGGCATCTGCCGCGCCGTTCAATACCTCTTCAACAGAGAGACCGGCTTTGACCAACTCTTCCAAAGCGAGGGCGGCTTCACTGGCGGAGAATTTAGTCTTCGCCCCCAATTCTAATGCCTTATCGGTCAATCTTTGCATCTGTTCGGTGGAGGCCCCCGATACCGCCTTGACAGCCGACATCTGTTTTTCAAAGCTGATGGCCGATGCAGTCGCCACCGCGAACCCGGCTGCGATCACACCACCGACCGCAGCCAATCCAGTGGCCATCTTGTTCAATGACGCCTGGGTGCCAACGCTCTTCTTATCCAGTTGGTCTACATCGTCTTTCGCCCGGATGATGCCTTTGCCATCGTAGTCAATCTCGATGGTGCCCCGGATAGTGCCGATCGTTGGCCCAGCCATGTCTTAACTCCTTCGTCGTTTGACCGAAAGAGCCGGGTCGCGGAAACGCCCCTTTGGCGCCTCTTCCCTTGCTTCCTTCCCGATGTTCAAGTATTTGTCGAGGACCGCCTGCCGGGTTGCCGCGATCCGTTCTGGCGTTGCTTTCTTGTTAACCTTGGTCATCGACCGTTCGGCTTCATCCATGTCGGTCTCCACCGCAGATCCGAACGTCCACACCGCGCGATCGATGACGAGGGCGACAACGGCTCTACCTCCGCCGTGCAGGTCGTCGCCTTTTAGGGTGTGGCCCGTCAGTTCGCTCGGTCGGCACCTGAAGTCCTTCGCCATCCTCCACAGTTCCCATAGCCGCGTCGGATGCTTCACGAAAGGATTCGACATCGCGAACCCCCGACAGGGCGAAGTTGAAGAGGAACATCTTGTCCTCCATACCGATCATGTCGGTATAGATGGCCGACGTCCACGCGTGCTTGTGGCGGCTTTGCTCCCCGGTCGAGTGATCTCGGCGCATGATGCCGCACTCTCGGCAGACGCGCTCGTCATCGGGGATTTTCCGGGTGTCCGGCTTGCCGTCGACCTCGATGTCTACGAAGTGACGGATGACCTCGGGCTCCACGACCACGAGGGGTGTGACAGTATCCACCATTTTGACGATTCGGCCGAGAGCGTCGGGATCCTTCATCAACGCCTTGACATTGATTTCTTCGGCGTCGGCTTTGCCCCTCGCCCCGCGAACCTTGCGGATGTACTCCTTGCCGACGTATGCCGTCAACGTGTCAGCCGCCCCCATGATGCCGGACGCAAACACGCCCTCCATACCGATGGGCTTGGCTTGGCATGTCTGCCCGGAGGGGAGGGTGATGAGAGAGGTCTCGGTCAGTTTGGACTGACCCCAGACATCGTTGATCTGGTCGTTAGTGGGAGGCATCGTGTGCTCCTAAATCCCGTCGTTGAGTGGTTAGACGTACGTGTAGGTGTTGGCCCCGGAAAGGGTGGCCGTGGACTGGCCGGTGGGGTTGGTCACGCGGACAGCAACCGCGCCTGCGGCGTGCGCCGGGCTGATGGCCACGATGGTGTGAGAATCCACGACCTCGTAGTCCGTGGCGTTGGTCGCGCCGAACACCACAGCCGAGACCGTGGGTCCGAAGAACTCGCCGTGGATCGTAACGATCTCTCCACCCGCCGCAGGGCCGGTGATGTCAGACAGTGAGAACAGGATCGGGACCGACGCGATATCGATTGCCGGAGCCACGATGTCCGAGATGGTCTCGTGCTGAATGAAGTCGTACAGCGCGCCGAGGATTTCGTCCCCGTCAACGTCACCCTCCACGAGGCACGGGAAGCCGGTCAATGCCGACGTCGGCACCAAGAACGCGCCATCCGCGAACTCACCGCCCACATCACCAGTTGCCCGCACGCGGTACATGACCGTGTGGAAGTCACCGCCGCTGTCGCTGATCGACTTGCCGATGGCGACGAAGTACGGTCGCTGGTCGGTAACCAGCTTCCGGTACCGCTTCACCTGGTTAGGTGTGATCCCGGTCTCGACGATCTGGCCACCATTGATGACCTTGTACGCCTCCATCGAGATACCGCCGGACTCCAGTTCGGCGTCCAGTTGTGCACCTTGCCCATGGGAGGCAACCAACTGGTCATCGCCCCGAAGTTCGGTGTACTCCTCGGTCTCGGTGAACGAGAGTGTTTGTGCGTTCGGCAGGTCCACCAGGGCGGTACCGAACGAGTCAGCCGCCAGCGTCGGGTACTCGATGAGCTTGACGTCCCGGAGGCCATACGGTAGCGAAGTGCCAAGTGCCATTTGCCTTATCCTTTCTGTGGTTCACGGAATGCGCGAGTACCCACCAGTACTCCAGTGGACGTGTCAAACGTGTGCAGAACCACAACCCCCGGCACCTTCCCACACCACCGTGACGGGCATGAAACCTCCACCAGGCCGGGATCGGCCGAGGGACGCTTCAACTCCCCGAACTTGCGATGTGGACACCGGAGGACCATGGCTTACTCCCCGGAGGTGGACTTGGACTCGTCCACTCCCTGGATCGGGTCCTGAGCATGCAGCACGTCAGCGCCGCCCGATCGAGCCATCAACCGCGCCTTTGCGGCGTCGATCTTGGCTGAGTCGATTACCGCCTTGGTCGGCTCCTGGTCGGTGAAGACGATACCGGGGTCGAGACGCAGGACGTTCCAGGCCGCCTCCGTGATGTCCTCGCGCGGGATGCTGTGCCCATTCGCGGCAGTCCACGCGAGGGTGTTCTGCTCAATTCCCTTCGCCTTCCAGTCCCGGGCGGAGATACGGCGAGTCGTCGCACCTCCGATGTACCGGGCATACGATTGGCTCATCTCATGCTCCCATTCAGCGTGTAGTTCCCTTGGCGAGTGATGGTGCGGTGACCGTCGTCCTTCAGGTCAGGGCCGTCACCGGTCCATGCGACCTGCGAGACGTAGTCGTTTGTATCCGTCAGCCCGACGAGCGATGGAATGAGTACACGCAACCGGCGAAGGATTGCGTCTATCCGTTCATAGTCGTTGGGGTCGTCGTGCACCCATGCAACAAGGCTGGTCTGCTGGGCAGCGTTGCCAAAAGGTGCGGGATTGGTGATACCCCATTTCAAGTTGATGAATGGCCTCACGGCGAAGGAGTCCACATCACCAGACAAGACATGGTCACCATCGGCGATGCCGAGGGCTTGCAGCGCACTGTCGGCCAAAATCGCCGTACGAATCACAGCCCGCATGTCAGTCCCCCAACAAGTCGATGGCACGTTTTACTGATTCGGCCACCACGATAGACAACTCGGGTGCAACCTCTAACATGGTCGGACCGATCACCGCGTACCGGCCGGACCATCGAATCTCTAACCAGATACCGTAGGGCATGGTGTGGTACAGAACCAGGCGATGAACGACCATCGGGGTTTTTTGATGCTCCGCGAACAGGCCATTACGCGCATTACCTGTCCGGTCTACCCACGGGGCGTTAGTCCTCATCATGGACGAGGCGCGAGGCTCAATGTAGTCGAACGCGAGATCAACCCCGGCGTCGATCACCGGCAACATCTTCTTAAGAGATGGTGACAACGAGTCGAAGTCGAAGATCCCGCGCTTGACGACCATTACGCCACCCCATCCTGGTACAGGTGACGTTCGCACAGGTATTTTTTCTCGTATCCATGTCCCGGCGCGATGGCCACCACCAAGAAGTATTCGGTTTCGTCCCCCAGGTCGAACCGGTCCCACACCTCCCCGACCGAGTCCCACTCCCCGAGCAAGGTGTAGTCGATGATGCGCTCTACCCCACCGGCCGTGACCGTGGGTCGCTGGTCGAAGGTCATTGGTATCAACTTGAACGTCTGGGCAGCCCGGGGGGTACCCGGAACCATGGACCGACCCCCGCCCGGCGTTGTGGCTGTCTCCCAGGGTACCAGAACGATGCTCGTGGGGTCATCCGCAATGAACGCCGTGGTTATGGCCCGCTGGGCGGTCTGGGTCGTCATACTCGTTCAATCGGGAGCGTGTAGGTGTACCCCGCCAGATCCACGGGCACTTCAGTGGGGGTGGTGGCCGACCGATAATGAGCAACCATCTTCAACGCTTGATCGTGCAATTGGGACAACCGGCGCGATGACCCTGACTCGGCAGTATCCACCATGCTGGCCGCAGAGGCGGCCTTGGCCTCCCATACCTCCAGCGCGGCGAGATCGAGATCTTCTGCGTTGTCAATGATGTCGGCCAGAACTACATCAGTCCAAGGTGCAGTGTCGTTGGGCTCACCGATCAACCGACGCAGGCGCGCGATTTCAAGTACCGTTGCCATGGGTCACCTCCTCTCATTTTGCCCAAAGGGCGAGTGCGGGATCGCCCCACACCCGCCCTCGGTGAACGGCGTTAATCAGGCTTCGAGCAGTTCCGGATGAGCCGCGTCCCAGGTGCGAAGCGCGGCGATGATGTCCGGCTTCTTGCTGATGCCGGTCAGGTCCACCGGGGGGTCACGCCGGGCGGCCTCTTCAGCCAACTCGGGGACCTTCCACTTGTCGTAGTCGTCCGGTGGGACATCATCCTTCTGCGTCGCGCCCTTTGCGGCGTCGTCGTCGTTGGCCTTAAATTCGGTCCTGCCCGGGGAGAATCGATCCTCGTTGGCCTCGATCTCGGCGTGACGGTCACGCTGACGCAGCCACGCCTTGTCATCCTCGGACAGGGGAGCGTCCCAGTTGATTTCGCGCATCGGTTCGTTCCTTCCTGTGTGTTTAGGTGTCACGCCGGGGATGCGCCCGGAGGGGGTTCACACCCCCGGCATGAACGGGGAGGGTTTAGGCGTAGATCGCCGGTGGGTCGTACGTGGCGTCAGCGGTCACTTCCATGACCATGCCAGCGCCACGGTGGCGGACACCCGTACCGAACCCGAAGGCCCAGAACGAGTCGATCAACGGGTAGTCGGGCTGCTTGCCCTTGACCAGACGAAGACCTTGGAGCGCCGCTTGGCGGTGCTGCCGGATACCGACGGGGTTGCTCAGCGAGTCCGTGCCTCCGGTGGTGAAACCGAAGATGTGGGTAGTCGGGAACCAGTCGTCCTGGACGACGAGCAACGGACCGTAATTACCGATCACGTTCAAGCCCTCGAGGGTGTTCGCCACCTGGGCCTGGCCGACGATTTGCTGAGTCGTGTTCATGATCTGGCCCGGCTTGCCCAGGCTGGGGAGGAAGTCGTACGCGCCGGTACCGCCGTTGGCGACACTCCGGAACGTGCGGATCACATTCCCCTGCACGGTGTGAGCCATGACCACCATCTGGTAGCCGTTCTCCTGGCTGTACCCGTGCGACACGAAGTCGTCAATCATCTCGTCGAGGTCTCCCGCGACGAGAGTGCCAGCGCCGGTTGTCCGGTAGTGCTGGTGGGTAGACAGGAAGGTGTTCGTCTTGTAGGTCGGTGGCACAGTGCCGTCGTTGTTGTAGAACTTGAAGACGTTCACCGACTGGTTGTTGATCGTGGCCGTCAGGTTGTTCGCGTTGAAGACGCACTTCAACACCTCGAACAACTGCTTGCGCCAAAACGCCTCGACCGCCGCGTTGCCGACGGAGTCGATCATGGTCTGGGTCGCGTCAGCCAGGTATTGCCAGGTGTAACGACCGGCGAGGTCGTACCACTTGAACGTGTAGCCCATGTTGAAATACGTAGGCTGGATGCGCTGGCCGACCGGCTCTCCGTACTCGGACGCCTCTTCGAAGTCGACGCCAGTGCCCGCCTGGGGAACCAGTTCGTTCGGGTCGGTGACCGAGAAGGTGAGGAACCGAATGAGTGCTTGACGTGAGCCGTTGACCGCGTTCAACATCTCCAGCATATCGGCCCAGACCTGGTTCAGGTCTCGACCGTCAGCCGTGGTGGTGACGATGTCACTCGCCGCGTGGAAACCGGAGTTGGTGACTGGCGCAGCGCCACCGGCGATCCCCATCAGGAAGCCGATCTCACTGAACTTGATGCGCTCCATGCCCTTGATGGGAGGACCGGCAAGCAGCGGAGACATCGGCCACATCTGGTCGAATCGAGCCTTTGCCGTGGGGGTCCATGCAATCTTGGTTTCCATTAGACCGGCACCGCCACATTCTTGCAACGGACCACGAGGCGACCGACCTCGATGATCTGACCGACATAGAAACCGGCCACACCCGCAGTGGGTGCAGTTGAAGTGAGACGCGATGCCGTGGCGTTGAACCACAACTTCTGTCCCGCCGTAGGTGCGGTACCGGACTCCATATCGGTGCCCGAGATCTCCACAACCTCGCCATCGGTCATGACGTCAACGACGTCAGCGGCCGCTTTCGGGCCGGTCAGGATCAGGATACCCGAGGCCAGTGCAACCGTGGTTGCCTTGACCACACGCCCGGACCCGTTGACCCCGACAACCAGTATTCGGTTGAGATCGGTAGCCGACGTCGGTCCAGATGTTGCGGTCCACGCTGCGTTCAGCGCGGCACGGAAACCCCCCGATACCGGGTTGTACTTGTCGTAACGACTCATCCTTGTGTTCACTCCCTTCAAAAAGCGAATTGGATGGTCTGATGGTTGTGTTCGCCGTTTCCCCGGATCGCAGACCATCGGGGAGTGATGCGCATGGGGTCGTCAGCTGCCGATACGGTTGAGTGCGGGGAATCGCTTCGCCAACTCCTCGCGCGTTTTCGGCTTGTCTTTCTTACCCTTGCGCGTGCCGTTCATTGTCGATGCGGTCTGCCTCTGGCTCCCGGCATCGTCGGCGTCCTCTTCGTCGTCCTTGCCCTTGCTCTGCTTGGGCTTGACCAGGTGAGGATTCGCCTTTGCCAACCGCTTGAGCTCCGCCCGTAGCGATTTGCGGTCCACTTTACCGGAGTCGTCGAACTCCACCTCATACTCGTCCGGATCGGCCAGCAACAGAGCCAACGCCTGCTCCGGCTTGATCCAATCGATCTCGTTGGCCCGGAGGAACGCATTCTCCAGGTGCAGCCGTTGGGTGGCGGCTTCGGTGGCCTTGTCCTTGGCCTCCTGGGCGATCTTGTCCCGCTCGGCTTTGTCCTCGGGCTTCAGATCTTT